GTCTGGTTCAGCACATTTCTGTTATGCTCATGTTTACAATCATCACTTAGAATTAGGAAGTGAAGATGACCCTGCTACTGCTCCACGCGGTAGAACAATTTATGGTCATTATCCACTATCTTATTTTGGTCAATCTAAATTCCTATTTAATATGGAAAAAGAAAGACTAGCAAGAATGGGTGTAAACTTTTTCTCTTGGCAAAACCGATGGATACGAGGATATCTATTGGCCGTGCCAACAGTAACACTATTCTTTATGGCAGGTGGTTGGATAGGAATGGCATGTCTAGCAACAATTTGGGCTATCTCAAATTTTGAACTAGAAGCATTGAACTATCTAGAACACTACGGACTAATTCGTGTGAAAGACCAACCAATAGACTACAGACATAATTGGGATAACTCTACTTGTTTTACTTCTTGGTTCTTTATTGAAATCGGAAGACAAGCAGACCATCACGATAGAGGTGAAACTCACTTCTGGGAACTTGAAAATGTTGGATGTCCAAACACTGGTTGGGGATACTTTGTAGTATTCTTTATCGCATTAGTACCACCTATATGGCATTGGTACATGCGTAAAAGATTAGCTGCTTGGGATTTACACTTTGCAACGAATGAAGAACAAGCAATTGCTAGAAGAATCAACAAAGAACAAAACTATGAAGGTACACCTTTCATAGGCGATACTTTAGCGGATGCTGGTCATACAGACTTAGGTCTTCGTTCAGCCAAAAAATAATACTAAATAGATAGTATCTGAAAGGGGTTAGAGATGTCTACCCCTTTCTTTTGTTATAAATAATGATATGGTAACCAAACAATCACCACTAAACAGACAACCTACTAAGTTAGACTATTCAAGTCCAACTCAATTTCGTTTTAAGATTCATCAACTACCTAAAGTAGAATACTTTACAGTTGCTGCGAATGTACCTGGTATAACTTTAGCTGAAATGTCTCTTGATAATCCACTAAAAAATATACCGATGCCTGGTGATAAATTAGAATATGAAGATTTAACTATTACATTTATAATAGATGAAAACTTAGAGAATTATATTGAATTACATAATTGGTTGACAGGATTAGGATTTCCAAAAGACAGAAGTCAGTTTAGAGAATTTAGAAGTGCTACATCAGATACACCTACAGGTCGTGCAGCAAATCAAAGTGATGATATAGGTGATGTAAAACCAGCTGTATCAGACAGAGGTATGTTTAGTGACGCAACATTAACTGTACTTACAAATAAAAATAATCCTGTAACAGAAATAAGATTTCAAGATTGCTTTCCTACATCTGTAGGTGGGTTATCATATACACAAGCTGTTACTGATGTTGATTACTTAACAACTGATGTTACTTTTAAATATAAAATATACGAAATAGTTAAACTATAAATAATTAATCAATATAATGAATAGGAGTGATTATGACTTTAGATGAACTTAAAGCCCAAGTCTCACAAGACTTAAAAATAAATGATGAAAGACTTGATACTGAATCTTTAAAAAACCAAGAACTATACACAAAATATCTAGATACAAAATCTAATTTTGAATTGTTAATGTACAAAGCAAAGAGTGATTATAAAATGTTATACAGAGAGAAGTGGGAATATTATGGTGGAAAAGCAGACGCAAAGATTTATGAAACAAAACCCTTTGACCTAAAGGTACTCAAATCAGACTTATCAGTTTATATCGAATCAGATGAAGAAATTATTACAATAGAAAATAAAATTGTATATCTAGAGACTGTTGTTAAATATCTAGATGGTGTTCTTAAATCCATACAATCAAGAGGTTGGGATATTAAAAATGCGATACAATGGAAATCGTTTGAAGCGGGGATGATGTAATGATACAAGTATTTGATAATTTTATAGAAGACCATGTTGCTCAATTGGTTGATTTACATATGAGAGAGATATCATGGAAGTATGATTACGCATCTGTTGAAGGTGGAAAGAATAAACATTGGCATGTTCTTGGTGGACATGATATAGAAGAATGTAATAAAAATGGATATGAATTTGTTGAACCTTTATGGAATAGTGTAGAAAAAAACTTTACTGGTGAAAATGAAGTAGAAATGGAAAGAGTATATTTTAATGCTCATACTCATGGAATAGAACCTCATGTACATCTAGATGATGGTGACATTACTATGATATATTATCCTAGAATGGATTGGGAAAAAGAAGATGGTGGTGGAACTATGATACAAGAAAAAAATAGTCATCCAACATATCTTCAATACATTGGAAACAGATTAATTGCGTTTACTGCTAGTTTACCACATCAAGGTCAACCTGTAAGTAGAGAGTGTTATAAATTAAGAACTGTAGTAGTATTTAAAACTTCGTTTAAAGATAAAAGTAAATCGGCGTGGTACAATAAACTGAAAAAAGATAAAAAATTAGATATGGATAAAGTGAAAATTGAGCTCAGAGATTAAATCAATGAAAAATTATTACAGATTTATCGGCCACTACAAAAAAATGGTGACGGATTCTCTTTGTGATAATATCATAAATACAGATTTCCAATATTCAAAATCAACTTATTCAACTCATGACGGAATATCACCACATGATGAAAAAGTTAAAATGGATGAAATATGGATTCGTAAAAATGAAAAATTTTATGATGAACTAAAAGATATAGTATCTGATGTAACGGATTTATATTCAGAACAACAGAAAAAAAATGATAGAGTTTTTGTTGCACAGAAAACAACTGATTTTAGATTGAACAAATATGATAAAGGTGGATATATGTCAAGACATTGTGATAATATACATCATAGTCATGGGCAGATGTTTGGATATCCACAGGCATCAGTTTTATTATTCTTAAATGATGATTTTGAAGGTGGTCAATTTATCGTGTCAGAATTACATTTAAATATTCATAAAGGTGATGCATTAATCTTCCCATCAAATTTTATGTTTCCACATGAAGTTAAGAAAGTTACAAAAGGAACACGCTGGAGTGTAGTATCATGGTTGATGTAACAACTCATAAAGTATTTCCAACTATCGTATCAGAATTTAGATTCGATATGAATGAGAATGAGCGTAATACTGTTATTAAAGAACTTAGTCATATAGAAAAAAAGAAAACTGAATCAATTATTCAAACTAAAGATAATTTAAATATAAAGATACCAAAATTTTCTATGGAAATATACAAGTTAGCAAATAAGATATTAAGAGAGACATACAAATACGAATATGATAAAATAGAGATTACAGGTATGTGGGCAAATCAATTAACAACAGGCGAAACACATCCACCACATACTCATTCAAATAATATACTATCTGGTGTATATTATTTACATTCAAGAAATTCAGCACCAATACAATTTTTTGACCCAAGACCACAGGCCAATGTATTACATCCTAATATAAAACATTCTACATTTGAAAATTCAGGGATGTTACAATTTGATTCTGATGAAGGTTTTGGATTAATGTTTCCCGCTTGGTTACAACATTGGGTACCTGAAAATAAAGATTACAGAATTAGTATATCATGGAATATATTATTAAGAGGTGACTATGGACAACCTGGTACATTACAAAATTCACATATCTAAATTTGATGAAGTTTATCTAAAAATAGAATGCGATAACCCTGGTATCTGCTACGAGTTAGTACAGTATTTTACATTCGAAGTACCTGGTCATAGGTTTATGCCAATGTTTCGAAATCACCTATGGGATGGTAAGATAAGATTATTCTCTGATAAAACAGGAAAATTATATGTAGGTCTATTAGATTATGTCAAAGAGTTTTGTGATAGAAATGATATAGGTTATGAGATAGATGATGATGTAGATGATACAAAAGATATAGACATACAGGTTGTAGAAGACTTTATTAAATCACTTAAACCAAAATCAAAAGGTAAAGATTTAATACTTAGAGATTATCAGACAGAAGCAATACACTACGCGTTATCTAAAAATCGTGGTATGTTGATATCACCAACTGCAAGTGGTAAATCATTAATTATATACGCACTTATCAGATATTATAATCTTTTATTGAAAGATAAGAAGATATTGATATTAGTACCAACTACATCACTAGTAGAACAAATGTATTCAGATTTTCTTGACTATGGTTGGGATGATAAATACTTACATAGAATATATCAAGGTCATGATAAAATTACAGATAAACCTGTAGTTATATCAACATGGCAGTCTATCTATAAACTAGATAAAAAATACTTTGAAAATTTTGGATGTGTTATAGGTGATGAAGCTCATCTATTTAAATCTAAATCTTTGACCTCGATTATGACCAAATTGATAAACTGTAAGTATCGTTTTGGATTAACAGGTACACTAGATGGTACACAGACACATAGATTAGTTTTAGAGGGATTATTTGGAAAGGTTGAAAAAGTTACAACCACTAAAGAACTAATTGATAAAGATACACTAGCTGATTTAAAGATTAAATGTATTCTATTAAAACATAAGGAAGAAGACTGTAAAATAGTTAAAGATTTAAAGTATAATGAAGAACTAGATTACATTGTCTCACACAAGGAACGGAATCACTTCATTTCAAGACTTTGTGAGAAGTTGAGTGGTAATACACTATGTTTATATCAATTAGTGGAAAAACATGGTGTTTTACTACACGACCTAATGAAAGACTTTAAAAGGAAAGTATTCTTTATACATGGTGGAACAGACACAGAAACAAGAGAAAATATTAGAGCAATAACGGAGAAAGAAAAAAATGCAATTATTATCGCGTCGTATGGTACATTTAGTACTGGTATTAATATTAGGAACTTACATAATATCGTGTTCGCATCTCCGTCCAAGTCTAGAATACGAGTGTTACAATCACTCGGCCGCGGTTTGCGCAAATCAAATCAAAGTGTATTATATACAACGCTTTTAGATATAGGTGATGATTTTAGTCATAAAGAAAGAAAGAATTTTACTTTAAGTCACTTTTTAGAAAGAATCAACATATACAATGAAGAACAATTTGACTATGAAATTGATACTCTTAAATTATAAATAGTAGAGATAGATAGGATAAGGATATGAATGATAATAACACCAAAATTATAAAATTATCTAATGGTGAGGATATTGTTTGTACTTGTATAGAAAATAAAAACACAGAAGATTCACAAGTTTTACATATATCTCAACCGTTAAGAATGGAAATTCGCAACAAAATAACTCAAAAAGGAGTTGTTGAAGCACTCACTTTATCTCGTTGGTTAAAACCCTTTTCTCAGGCCGATGATTTTCATTTAGCTAAATCTAATATTGTTACAATTACTGACGCATCTTATGCATTAAATAACTATTATAACTTTATGTTAAACGCTCATAAGAATATAGAAGATAAAAATGTACCAGAAGAAGAAAAAACAAGATTAGAGGCAAGATTCGATAGTAGTATACCAGAAGATGAACAAGATATGGCCAATGAAGAAATACAAGCAATGTATGATAGATATGTTAAAAAAGAATCTTCTGATATTAAAATAGAACAAAAGATTAAAGAACAAAAGATTATGTCTGATGAAGAATTAGATATTCTACCTACATCTAAAACTATTCACTAATTACTACTCTAAGCTAATTATATAACCTCTGGGAGACAAAGCTATTATAATGTTACTAACAAAGTTTGTCAAGGGTTAATTGTAAAAAAATAGCAAAAAATTTTTTTTGTAAAAAATTGAATAAACCTTGACATATTTTGTCTAACCTAGTACCCTATATTGATAACGTAAAATTCTTACAAGCAATGAAAGAATGGAAAGAATCATATAAGGAAGCTGAAGAAACAGGAGAGCCTACCCCACAAGTTACAAACTACATTGGTGAATGTTTTTTAAAGATTGCAAATGGTTTATCTTACAGACCGAACTTCATTAATTACACATATCGTTCAGAGATGGTATCAGATGGTATAGAAAATTGTTTACAATATATACATAATTTTGACCCCGATAAATCAAATAATCCTTTCGCATATTTTACACAGATAATATATTACGCGTTTTTAAGAAGAATACAAAAAGAAAAGAAACAGACACATATCAAAAATAAGATGATAGAAAAACAACAATATGATTCTTATGATACACTTGATAGTGATGATACATCTTATGATATAAGAGGTTTTGACCCAGATGTAATGTTACCAGATGAAGATGTATATAAAACTAAGAAAAAATTAAAAACTTTATCAATAGATGAGGGTTTAGAAGAATTTATGGAAGATAAAAAAGATGAAGATAGCACTGATTACTGATTCGCATTTTGGAGCGCGCAATGACAATGTAAATTTCAACGAATATTTTTATAAGTTTTATGAAGGTATTTTCTTTCCATATTTACAACAAAACAATATCAAAACATGTATTCATTTAGGTGACTGTTTTGATAGAAGAAAGTATGTATCATATAGAACTGCAAAAGATTTTAGAGAAAGATTTATATTACCATTTCAACATCTAGGAATTGAATTACATATGTTAGTAGGTAATCATGATATCTACTATAAGAATACAAGTCAAATAAATTCACTTACAGAATTATTAGGTAGTAAACATAAAAATATTCATATCTACGAAGACGCAACAGAAGTAAATTTTGATGGGTTACCAATATTATTTGTACCATGGATTAATCAAACAAATGAACTTTATACTGAAGGTATGATATATGAAACACAAGCTGATGTATGTATAGGTCATCTAGAGGTAAATGGTTTTCAAATGAATAAGAATGTTATCGTATCTCGTGGTGGTCATGAAAAAGAATTCTTTAGAAAGTTTGATACAGTTATGAGTGGGCATTTTC